CTGGGGGCCGAGCGCCCGCTGGGTTATGACCCGCTGCTGGGTCAGGGCCGCGATGCCCAGGACCCGTTCTATGAGGCGATCAAGGACGAGGGCGATATCGGTGTGCCGCTGGATGTACGGGCGCTCGGCTTCTGGCTCAAGGGCTTGTTCGGCGCGCCCGCCACCGCCGATAATGGCGACACTACCTTCAACCATGTCTTCACCTCGGGCGGCACACTGCCCAGCCTCGTCATCGAGATCGGCCACGCCCAACTGGCGGCGCCAAAGTTCTTCCGTCACGGCGGCGCCAAGCTCGACAAGCTGTCCTTCGACATGGCCCGCTCCGGCGCCGCCAATGCCAGCATCGGTGTGATCGCCCAGGGCGAGACCGAAGCGGCCGCCACCATCGATGCCGGCCCGGCGACCTTCGCCCTGAAGCGGTTCAGCCAGGGCAGCGGCGCCATCCGGATTAGCGGCGGCCAACTGGCCAACGTGGTGGGCGGCAAGTTGTCCTTTTCCAACAATCTGGAGCGGGTGGAGACCATCCGCGCCGACGGGCTGATCGACGGCGTGGACGAGACCGAGGCCACCGCCGAGGGTTCGGTGGACATCCGCTTCGGCACCGACACCACGCTCACCGCCGCCATCGCCGCCGAGAGCCCGGTGGCGATGGAATATGGCTTCACCATCCCCGGTTCGGCCTTTGCCCTGACCTTCCATCTGCCCCGCGTCTTCCTGCCGAAAAAGAAGCAGGAGATCAAAGGCCCCGGCGGCATCCAGGCCAGCTACGACTGGCGGGCGGCCCGCGATCCGGTGGCGGGATATCTGCTCCGCGTCACCCTGGTCAACGACGTGACGGGGTATTGATCATGATCCGCCTGACCATCCCCAAGGAACCCTACTGGCTCGATCTGCCCCACGGGGTGCGGGTGTTCGTCCGCCCGCTGACCACGGCGGTGTACGAGGCCGCCCGCGCCCGTGGCTGGCGCATGGCCCGCGCCATCGCCGCCGAACATGCCGATCTGAGGGCCGCCGGGGCCGACATCACCGGCCTGCCCGATCTGTCCGACGAGGACGCCCTGGCCGGGCTGTCGCAGATGCTGTTTGCCCAAGGTCTGGCGCGATCCGCCATCACCAAGTGGGAGGGCGTGCTGGACGCCGATGATCGGCCAGCCGAAGTCACCGACACCGCCATCGCCGAGCTGATGCAGCTTCCCCGCATGGCGGAAAGCTTCGTCGTCCAATACACCGAAACCCATGAAGCGGTCATCGCCGAGGGAAACGTCTCCAGGCCCGCGCCGAATGGCACTTCGGCGGCGGGCCTGACTACTGCCGAGGCTGCGGTGGAAACTGCGACTGTCCCTACGACCGCAACGCCCCCCTGAGTGAATCCGGTTGGCAAGCCTGGGAATTGCTGACCGGGGCCATCGGCGCCATCCGCATCGGCCAGCGTGGCGGCATCACCGGGCTCGACCTTCCCGCTCTGCTGATCCAGGCCCAGGCGCTGGGTTACGACCAGCCTTTGCTGGCCCGGCTGCTGCCCTTCGCCGAGCGCGGCATGGTGGCGGGGGCGGCCAAGCTGGTTGCGGAGCAATAGCGAGGCTGCGCGCCTCGCGCTCCCGCCGGGAGGTCGCGGACCTCCCGGACCCACCAGAAAACTGGATGTCCGAAGGCTGTGCCTTCGGTCGGGTATGGGCGGAAGCCCATTCGCGTCAGCGAGATCTTCATGGCCACCAAATCCGTCTCCATCCGCCTGTCCCTGCAGGACGGCGAAACCGTGCGCCGTGCCTTGCTGCAACTGGGCGAGGACGGGCAGAAGGCCCTGCTGCGGATCGAGACGGCGGCGCAACCGGCCTCGAAGTCGCTGCTGTCCATGAATGCCGCCAGCCAGGATATCCAGGGCGGCATGGCGGGGTTCGCGTCGCGGCTTGGCCCCATCGGCTCGGTGATGATGGCGCTGGGCCCAGCCGGGCTGGCGGCGGGCGCGGCCATCGGCTTCTTCGGCAAGGCCATGGTCGAATCCACCATCAAAGTGGAAAGCCTGGAGGCCCGCCTCAAGGGGTTGGTCGGTGCCGCGGCGCTCACCGAAACCACCAGCTATCTCTACGCCCAGGCGCAGAAGACCGGTACCGCCCTGGAGACGGTGGTCGGGGCCTATTCCCGGCTGGCCGCGTTGCAGAAGGCCGGGATCATCACCACCGGCGAGAGCCGCGCCCTGCTGGAGGGCTTCCAGTCCACCGCCATCGCCTTGGGTGCGTCGTCCGAGCAGTTGGAGCAATCGCTGTTCGGTCTGGCCCAGGGGCTGTCGTCCGGCACGCTGCGGGCGGAAGAACTCAACCAGATCGTCGAGCCCATGCCGGGCCTGCTGCAGGCTCTCGACCGGGCCGCGGCTCTGCCCTCGGGCGGGTTCCGCCAGATGGTCACCCAGGGCAAGGTGACGGCGGATTTCTTCCGCGACACCCTGATCAAGGCGCTGCGGGGCTTCGACGAAGCCGCCAAGGAAAGTGCCGACACCGCCGAGCGGTCCTTCACCCGCATGGCCAATGCCTGGCAGGGCTTCACCAACGCCCCCTGGCTGCGCAAGATTTTGTCGGGCGGCGCCAATGCCGGGGCGGCGACGCTGGAATCGCTGACGCCGGGAGAATCCACGGTCAAATCGCGGCTGGCCGATCTGGACCGGCGCATCGCCGCCCTGGGGGGCGAGCAAGCGCTGGACAAGCCGCTGCCCGCCGGAACTCATTCCGTGGTGGTGATGGCGGTCAGGGAGGAGAACGAGGAACTGCGCCGCCTGCTGGCCGAGCGCCAGGATGTCGCCGCCGATCTCGACGAGATCACCCGCAAGCGGGCGGGCATGGAAGCCCATGCCAAGATGGAGCGCGACCGGGTCCGGGCCGAGCAACGCGAGCCCAGCTATCTCGAAAAGCTGACCGACCTCAAATTCGAGGTGGAATGGCAGGAGAAGCTCAATACGGCCCGCGCCGCCGGCAACGCCGAATTCTCCCGCACCAAGGCCCAATACGAGGCGGCCAAGGGCTTTCGCCAGATCGAGAAGGAGCTGTTCCAGCAGGGCGGCGTCTATCGCACCAAGCCTAAGGAGCAGGAGATCAAGGATCTGCTGGCCCGCGAGGCCGAAGCCAAGGGCAATGGCGAGATGTCCGCCCAGGCCCAGGCCGAGGTGCTGGGCCTGGACCTCCAGGCCCGTGGCCAGGAGCGTCTGGCCGAGGCCGCCCGCATCGGCGGGCAGGCCCAGATCGACGCGGCGCGAGCCGCCAAGGTGCTGGAATTCGCCTTCAAGAACAATGGCGCGGCGGTGGCCGAATACGACCGGGCGCTGCGCCGCATTGATGCCGCCAAGTTGCTGGAGCAGAAGAACGGCCTGATCCGCACCCTGGGACAGGAAACCGCCGCCAATGATCGCCTCGCCGATGCCGCCAAGGGATCGGTGGCCGACACCATCCTGGCGGAACGGACCAACTGGCTGGCCGAACAGGCATCCAAGGGGCTGAGTGACGCCAATGGCGAACTGGCCCAATCCTACGCCCAGGTGCAGAAATCGCGCGCCAACAGCGAAGCGGCCCGCGCCGTCGCCGATCTGGAGCGCGAGATCGACGCCCAGGTGCGTCTGGCCGAGGCGGTGCGCAGCAGTGACCGCAACCGCGTTCGCACCGTCACCATCGACAATGACGTCGCCAAATTCGCCCGCGGCCACAAGCTGGCCGAGGACGATCCCAAACTCGATGAATACCGGGCGGCACGGTCCCGCCAATATGCCGAAGCCGTCAAGGACGAAGCCCGCCAGACCACCCTGGCTTACGACGCCACCCAGCGTTTCGCCGAGGAACTGGCCAAGCTCAACGAGCAGCGGGCCAGCGGCGCCTTGTCGGAGGAGGCTTACACCCGCCGCTATCGAGAATTGGAGCAGGACAAGCTGGCCGCCAGCCGCGACTGGCAGGACGGCGCCATCCGGGCGGTGCGGGCCTATGCCGACGAAGCCAGCAATGCGGCGACTTCTGCCGAGCGGGCCATGTCGGGAGCCTTGCGGGCCAGCGAGGATGCCTTCGTCAAATGGGCCATGACCGGCAAGTTGGCCGGGCAGGATCTGTTCAACAGCCTGGCCGAGGAGGCTCTACGGGCTGCTTGGCGCATGTCGGTGGTGGCGCCGCTGTTCGGCGGGGCCGGTGGCGGCATCTTCGGCGGCATGATCGCCGGCATCGGCAGCTTCTTCGCAGGCTCCGGATCAACTGGGGCCAGCGGCGGCGGCGCAACACCGGTGCCTGATACCGGCAATTTCGCCATCGCCCATTCCGGCGGCCTGATCGGTCTCGACCGGCTGGAAACCCGCTCGTTCAGCCCCTCAGTCTTTGCCAATGCGCCGAAATACCACAGCGGCGGTCTGGTGGCGGGAGAGCGCCCCATCGTCGCCCGTGTTGGCGAGGGGGTCTTCACGCCAAAGCAGATGGACAATGCCGACCGCATCCTTAACGCCGCCTTATCGCAGCCGACGGCGGTGGGCGTGGTGGTCACGGTAAACAATTATGCGTCCGGCACCCAGGCCCGCGCCGAGCAATCTCAGGGGGCCGATGGCCGCATCCATCTCGACATCATCGTCGAGGAGATCGAAGGCCGCATGAGCCGCCGCATCGGTCGCGGCGAAGGCATGGCCCCGATGCTGGAGCATCGCTATGGCCTGAACCCGGCGGCGGGGACCTATCGGTAAGGCTACCCGCAGCAGCCGGTCGCCGTGCCGGTCTGTCGCGCCTGCTGAATCGGCGGGCATGCAACATCGCCGTAGGAACAAAAAACGCAGCAATCCCCCGGCTTTGGGCGAAGGACTGTCCCGCAACCCTTGCAGTCATAGAAAAACTGGCAGGCATCTTCCGGCATGACCTCGACCTCCAAATGCCCGCAATGGGGACAGGTGATGGTCGATGTCGGGGTTACCTCGGCGGCGCTGGTCATGACCGCATCGTATCGCTCTTGATGATCCAGGTGAAGTGATGACCACCACCATCTCCTGGCCCGCCCGGCTGCCGCTGCCGACCTATGACGGTTATGCCCTGGAACCGGAATCCGCCGTCACCCGCACCGATATGGAGTCCGGCCCGGCCCGGCAGCGGCGACGGTTCACGCAAACGCCCACCCGTATTCCGGTGCGGTGGCGCATGGGGGCGCGGGAGTTTGCCGTCTTCGAAGCGTGGTTTCGCCTCAAGCTGGCCGATGGCGCCGGATGGTTCACGCTCGATCTGCTGGGCGGGATCGGCATCGCCGCCCACGAAGCCCGCTTCGTCGGTCAGGGCAACGCTCCCTACAAGGCGATTCCCAGCCGGGGCGGCACCTGGATCGTTACCGCCATTCTGGAGGTCAGGGACAAGCCGATGCTCGACGAAGGGGCGCTGGATATCGTGCTCGATAGCGATCCCTCCGCTCTGTTCGGAACCATCGATGGCTTCCATCTCCTGATCCATTCCAGCCTTCCCGGCCCCCTGTCCTGGTAAATCCCCATGAGCCTGCAAACCGATCTTCAGACCGCCATCGCCAAGGTGACGGCGGATGGGGCGTTGCTGCACCGGATCGTCCATGGCCCCGCCGATGGCGCCGTCCTCACCGAGGGCGGGACGGTCAAGACCGTGGCCGCCGTACTGGCGGACATCACTGCTGCCCTTGCCGAGGAAAAGAGCAAGGCGTCCACCGCCGCCGATATCATCGACCGCATGGCCAACGGCCCGGCCACCGGTGCCGACAGCCTGGTCGAGACCGCCTCCGGGCCAGTGAAGACACTGCAACGCGCCATCGCCGATCTGGAAGCTCTTTATGCCGCCGCACCTATCGGCGAGAGCCTGACCCAAATCCAGACCACCCTGGCCGAAGCCCGCATCGTACTGGATCAGGTGCTGGCTGAGGCTGCCCAGGCCGCTGAAGCGGCAGACCAGACCACTCAAGCCGCGGGTACGGCCATGGCTGCACGGATCGCCTGCGAACAGGCCGCCGCCTCAGCCGATGCCGCCGCTCAGGTAGCTAGTGATCAGGCGGAGCAGGCCCGGTCGATCATGACCTCGCTGTCCGACCTCGGCCTGGATGGAGGCGACGTCGCCGAAATCCACGCCCTTTGGGAAGAGGCCACCCTTCTCGGCCTCGATCTGCTGTAGGAGACATCCCCTTGTCCATGTCGTCCCTCCACTCCCTTCTTGAGGCCATCAAGGGGCGGGGCCAGTCCCTGGCGTCCGTCGAGGGCACCGGAGCCGCCACCGCCCGCGATCTCGTCTATCTCGCCAAGGCGGTGGAAGCCATGGTTGGCGCCGACGCCCTGCTGGACCTGCTCGATACCGCCGGCCGTCCCGCCGAGATCGTCATTGTTCCGGCTCCCGGCACGGCCACCGTCACCCTGACCTCCGATCAGGTCAGCCGCGACGTGGTCGTGGTGCGTCCCGATCAGGGGGCCTACACGGCGAATGCTTCGCTGATCGTGGCGCCGTCGCGGGGCTGGGCCGCTGTTCTCGACAACGAGTTGGCCATCCCGCTGCGGGTCAGGACCGCCACCCAGGCCACTCCGGTGGACATCGCGCCGGGCCGCAAGGGATGGCTGTTCTGCGACGGGTCGGTGGTCGACCATGTGTTCGACGTTGCTGCCGCCGTGGCGGCGGCCGCGTCTCCGCTGGCGATGCGCGGAGACCTCTATGTGCGCGACGGCTCCGGTAATACCCGTCTGGCTTTGGGGGCCGCCGCCAAGTTCCTCGGCTCGGACGGCACCGATCCCAAATGGCTGCTGCCGCCGGGACGCCCCAATGCGCGGGTCCGCTATCTCGCCAATGATTTCATCGCCCGCGATGCCGACGACATCCTGATTCCCGGCGGCACCGCCGTTTCGCTGACGGCGACGCCCAGGCTGGGCAACCTGATCACCAATGCCGTCACTTTCCCCGATCACGCCAATCTCGGCATCTGGGACGCCGACAGCCAATCCTGCATGACCTCCATCTATCGCGGCTTCGCGGCGGTGTTCCAGGACGGCGGCCTCTCGGTGTGGGGCAATTCCAATTCGGGGCGCAACGGCGATCCCAACGGTTCGCACTGGCCGCATTTCCAGCCGGCGCTGTACCGCACCACCAACGAGGGACATCTGCTCGGCGAGACGCTCACCGATTCCGCCATCAAGCAGATCTACGGCAATTACGGCACCACCATGATCCTGCTGGAGAATGGCGAGCTCTACGCTACCGGCTATGGTGGCCACGGCCAGCAGGGCGACGGCACCACGTCGAGCAAGTCGTTTTTCCAGCGCATCGTCTTTCCCGGCGATGCCGGTCCCGTCCGTTACGTGGTGTCCACCTGCATGACCGGGCCGGACAGCAGCGCGGCGTTCTATGCCCTGATGGAAGACGGCGACGTCTATTCCTGGGGCTATAACGGCTATGGTCAGCTCGGTCTCGGTGACAGCACCAACCGGACCATGCCCACCAAGCTCGCCGCCTTCGACCGCAACGTCCAATGCATCGTGGCGGCGGGCGGCTCCTACGGCTTCGCCCATTTCGTCACCACCGACAATCGGCTGTTCGGCTGCGGCTATAACGGCTACGGCAATCTGGGCGATGGCACCACCGCCAACAAGGCCGCGCCGGTGCTGATCGATGCCGGGCCGGTGGTGAAATGCGCCAATACGGGCTATGGCTCGTTCAACTTCGCCTTCTACATCAAGGCGGATGGCAAGCTCTATGCCATGGGCTTCAACGAAAGCGGCCAGCTCGGCGACAATTCGACCACCCAGCGCAACTCTCCAGTCCTGGTCAGTACTCTCGGCCTGACCGATCCCACCAAGGTAATCGACATCTGGGCCTATGGCGCCCGCTATGGGGCCGGGGCCTTCGCGCTGACCAAGAACGGTCAGTTCTGGGCCTGGGGCAGCAACGTCAACGGCCAGTTGGGCCTGGGCGACACCACCAGCCGCCAGGCCCCCGCCCTGGTGCCGGGCGTCGAGCATGTCTCGCAGGTAGTCTCGCCGACCACCGGGGTCAGCCAGTCCACCCAGTATCATTACAACAACGTCATGGTGCTGCGGCACGCCAATGCCGCCGACCGCATCGCGCGGCGCAATGGCTATCCCATGACGGCCGGGTATGGCGGGGCGTTTATGGGCACCCCCAACGCTTCCAACCCGACCACGGCGTTCAAGTATGTGGGTTTCCCGCCCAAATACCACGGACGCATCCGCCGCATCGGCTGCTCGGGCTATCACGACGGCACCAATACCTCCGAGCAGGACGCCTATGCCCTGGCCATGGACGGAACCGTCTTCGCCTGGGGACCGTCCAGCACCTATTCCCTCGGCGACTGGATGAATACCGGCAGCATCTGCCCGCAGCCGCTCAAATTTTGATCGGAGAATACGATTATGAAGGTCTACGCCTATACCCCGGCGGACGGTGTGCATTGGCTGCCTGCCGCCCAGTACGAATCCCTGGGCCAGTGCGGCGGGAAGCATTACTTCGCCATTCCCGACGATACCGATATTCCCGAGCAGCCCGAGGAGATCGGTTTCTCCCAAATCACCGACGCCGATGAATTCCGTCAGGTGGTCGAGACCGCCCCCTATTTCTTCCGCTGGCGCGGCACCCCTGACCTGACCGCCGAGGCGGCCAAGGTCGGTATCGTGCTGGAGTGACCGGCCATGGCCGCGGAAAACTCTCCCGACATCTGGGCCGGTGTCGCCACCCAGTATGTGGGCGCCTGGGGTCAG